GGTTTAAGGGTGTTACATTGTTGTGAAAACTATGTAACAACAAGGGAACAAGGTAACATTATTCCTCTTTTACGATTGAGTGTTGTGCTTTATTTAGTTTTTTTGCATCAAATCCATTAGGGTCTAAAGTTTTGATATCACCCGCTTTCGCCCTTGCCCTTTTAACAAAATAGCTGTGTGGTGTTAAGTTTCGTAGGTTTCTAGCGATTTCTTTCCCTGCACCGTATAAATTCGGCTTTTGTATTCCCATATCTTCGGCATACTCTCTTAGGCGTTTCGTGGCTAGAAAGACTGGTACAATTTCTAATTCATGCCAGCCGTTAGGGATGTATTCACTTTTTAGAAAATCAAGTAAATAATCATTATCTTCTTGATACTGCTCTAATAAGTCTTTGACCGCCTTAGGCTCAATAAAATGAGTGAATGGCTCTTGGTTGACGGCTTTATATAAAACGTATTCTAAAACGTCTTTATCTGCTAGGAACTCGTTCTTAATCCAAGGCTTTTCGATTTGACCGTTAAAGTCTGCATTAAAAGGAACAATCATAATACGACGATACCAGCCGTTGGTTTTGTTACCGCCATTAGGGATATAGTTTCCCGAAAAGATGTTAAAGAGCTTGAAAGTCGCTTCAAAGGCTGGTCTTCCTTTTGGGTTAACAAGTACAGTGTCACCGCTGGTGATACTCATTAGGTCAGACGGGTTTTTCAAGTATTCATTAGGTGCTTCATCTCCAATGTTACATACCTTACCCACAAGCGTTTCTAAGTTATGCTTGTCACTAAATTGTGCAGGTTTCAAAGCTGACACGTTACTTTCACCGATTAGATTGATAAGCAAGCGCTGAAATGTTCCTTTACCATTGTTACCGTCACCATAGAAAATAGCGAACTTGTTACGAGTATAGTTTGGGTTGATAGCCTCTAGGATAATTTGCCAAAAGAGGGTTATTAACTCACTATCGCCACAAGCAATAGAACTTAACCAATCATCAAACGTCTTACCCTCTCTATCCTTAGGGGTAAACTTAGGCGGATTGTAAGCAGTGGCTATCTTACTGGTGATAATATACTTAGGATCAAATGGTCGTAGTTGTTTGTTTTTCAAGTCTAAGATACCATTCTGTACTGGTACTAAGTTAGCACTTTCTAGTGGTTTTCTTATCTTCGTCATGGTACGTACCATCATTTTGATTTGTTTCCAATCGTTTGGCTTTATTCTGCTATCAAACGTCTTACACAAAACATTGAATTCGTCTGCGCTAGCGGTATAGATACCCTCGTCGAGATTATACAGATAGAGCAAGCTATTATCAGCAGTGTTAGATTTGGTAATAAACGTAAATGTTACGATTTTACTCAACTCTTTAGCTACGGTAAAGATACTAGGAAGCGGGATGACTGTTTTCTCATTCTTTTTTCCCTCGTTAACTAAGTATTTATTTTCTGAGCGCCATAGCTCACCAGCTTGATAGATACGGTCTAGTAACTCTTTCATAGACTTAGGTGGCTCAATAGCCTTGCTTTCGTTAAGTTGCTCTTGCAATTCCTCAATATTAATTTCCATTGACACCTCTCTTTCTAATTTCTGACTTAACAATACTTTCAAAAGTCCGTTCCAGTTCTTGCTCTGGTAAAGGGTTATCTGTAACGCCATTAGCTATGGTTGTTAGCTCATAGGCAGTGGCTACGTCAGCATCAACCCACTTCGAAAGCAATAGACCTACAAACCTAGTTACCGCAACATTACGCCCGCCCTCGTCACCAAAGCCATGTAATAGTGTATCAATCACGCGCATGGTGATTGTTTTATTACCGCTTTGGCGTGGCGTGTGATAGTGTGGTTTCTGATTAGCCGTAACTGTTTTTGCTACGGGATAATCACGCCCTCTATTTACTATCTTTTCATAGTCAGCAGGGTCTCCAGTGGTTACTGGTAACCCTTGTAACTGCGACCATGTTAGGCTTGTACTGTCGAAAGGTAGCCCGATTTTGCCTGCTATCTCTTGGACAGTCTGCCTATAAGTTCTCTCATTCATTGCGTCGCTAGGCTTTACCACAAGCCTATAACGTGGCTTTTCTTTTGTGTGCTTAATAGTTGGATAAATGATATAAGAATAGCCATGTAAGGCGTTATCGACAATGCTAGGAAAGTCTATGTTAGCCTCTAGCTCGTCATAGTCCAAGAAAATCAAGTCACGGTAAATTAAACTAGCATTATTGCGCTTGTAATTGCCATTCTCATCTCGTTTCACCTCACCACTAAGGCAGTAGGGGGCTGAATTGCGCTTAAAATCGTCTATATCTGCACCTTTGGGGACTGTTCTAGGTCTAAAAATTGCGATAAACTCAAAAGCTGGTTTATTTAAACAATGCAAATCATTCCCAAACCCTTTGCTTTCATAAATAGGCATATTTAGCACCCTCTTTCTAGTTTTCCACCCCCAAAAATGCATAAATGTGACTTTTAAGAAAGTACACTTTGCGAGTTCCCTCTACTGGGGCTTGATAACGTTTAAGCCCAGCCTCTTCCCAACGTTTTAAGGTGTTATAACCTACCCCTAATTCGTCCATTACTTGCTGGGAAGATATTAGATCTAACTGTTTGTTATCTTGCTTGGGAATAGCTTTAAGAAAGTCTTCAAAACGATTGTCAATGATTCGGAGTAGTTTGTCTTCAAATTCATCACTTAGAATGTGCATATTATCCCCTTTCTAGTATTTTCTCGTAGTTAGTCACGTCCTCGATAGACATTAGAACGTCTAACCTTTTCTGCTCGTTCTTGACTTGATTTTTTAGAGATACAAGCCCCTCTAATAGTTCCTCTCTGGTTTCAGCTATATAGTAACCATTACGAGTACCGACCCTAGCACCAATGATAGGAACACCATAGCGAATAACTAAGTTACTGATTGCACTAGAAATTAGGCGGGAGTTGTAACCCGTGATAGTGGCTATCTCTCCGCCAGTCGTAGCGTTAGCACGTCCTTTCTTTAGGATTGCTAAGACTGCCATTTCTGCCTCTTGTAGTCTATTTCTTTTCATTTACACCTCTTTCATGGCTACTTAACATAATTTGCCCATTCATCCACATATCAGTGGCGTCCATTAAGAATTCAAGCACACTTTCTAACTTTTTGCGGTCTTGTGGTGGGTAACAATCTAATTTATTTTCAAGGGAAAAAGCTAACATAGTGTTATAAGCCTCTTCAAGATCTAAGCCAAAGTTTTTAGCTCTTTCTGCTGATAAGTTAAATTTTTCTGTCATGATATTCCTCTTTCTAGTTGTAATACTTGCCTTGAGATTGAATATAAGCCCCGTAGTGTGTGCCTACGTTGCGCGTGGTGTTATCTGCCACGGTATCAGTTTTAGGCTCTATATCAAGCTGAAAATAGCTTTTTTTAAGCCATAAAACAGTTAGGGCAAACGTTAAAATAATAGCTAGGATAATAAACTGGCTAGCAGATAAATTCAATTCAGTAGCCATGCTTTACTCTCCTTTTTCCTCTGCCTCGTATGCTTTTAATTCCTCTGGGTTATCACACTCGAGTAGGTAAAACGCAACTCTATCTAGCTCGTTAGAATAAATTTCTACCATATCAAAGACTGTTTCCAGAAAGTTATCTGTTTCAAGGCGTAGTAGTCCATTATCTGCCCCAGCGTGTTTCGCAATCATAAGAGTGTTAGCGTGGTGGCGTAGTGCTTGTAAACCAGTCATGATGTCATGTAATTCAAGACCTAGCTTGTTAGACTGTTTCACTGTAAGTGTGTTATTCTTTGTTTTTTTAGCCATTGTATTTACCTCGTTTATGTTAAATTACTGGTTAGACCTTGTTTTTTTCTGTGATGTTATTCCATTTTTAAGAGGTAGCGCTCTAAGTAGGGGTATGCGATACCAGCAATTCATGGTATAATTGAGGTATCTTTATAAGTGTTCTAAAACCCGACATAATATGGCTTGCCTGCCAGTGTGTTGCGTTTTAGTTGTGAATGTTTAAAGCCTTGGTAGTTGGTAGCTCTCATAGGCTTTTTTTGTTGCTCTTACTCCTAATAAAACAATTCATCAATAGTGATATCTGACTTTACCTCAGAAACCATCGTTTTTATAGCTAGCTTTTCTCTGTCGCTAAATGCAGTTTTACCAGTCTCTTTGTTGTTATATGACTGAACAGAAATATTTAGTTCTTTTGCCATATCACGCTGAGTCTTACCTAACATTACTCGATAACCTTTTAATTTCGTCATGCTATTTATTCCTTTCTTATTTTTGATACCAGACATTTATGTCCGATTTGAGAATAGTATAACAGACTTTTTTGTACGATGTCAAATAAAAAATTGTTATTTGTTAGGACATTTTTGTCTTTTTTTATGTTACAATCAATAAGAAAGGTGATAAGTATGAGTAAATTAAGAAAATTACGAAAAGCAAAAAATATGACTCAAAGCGAGTTAGCAAAAGAGATAAAAGTATCTGAAAAAACTATCTCACGTTGGGAAAAAGATAAAACATTGATGAAAGCCAATAAAGCAAAAGAGTTGGCTGACCTCTTCGGGGTAAGCGTTGGATATCTGTTGGGATATATTGATGATTCTGAAATATATGACGATGAAGTTGTAATAGAACCTGAAAAGGGGACGATTTTAACTTACTCTTTGGAACGTTCTAACAAAACGCTCCAGAAAAAGATGTTTAAAGACTTCATTACATTTTTCCGTGATAACAGTATCTTCATCAGCGATAATGAAATTTTGTCTCTATATTCTATGGTGCAGTCTGCCAATCTCAATAATGCCACCCCAAGAGGCAGACAGTTTACCGATTTGATTTTTTCTGATAATGACGAATCAAAACAAATAATTGATGATTACTCATTAGTTTTTGGTAATGAGTTTGCTAGAAACGATTTAGAGGAGCAAATCCACGGTTATATCTTTGATGAAACAAACTCTAAAGAAAAAACTGAAAAACTCTTGAAAGTCTTACAATCAGCGTATGGAGAACGCGACTACCTAGATTAGTAAGGTTACCATCATCAAAGTCGTAAGCCTATATAGACAAAAAGACTAATCTATTGACCATATACATAAAGTACATAAACCAATCTAAACCCGACATAATATGGCTTGCCTGCTGATGTTTAGAAAGGTTTATCATGAAAATTAACGAGATAAAGAAAAAAGACGGCTCAACCGTCTATCGTGCTAATATATATCTTGGTGTTGATGTAGTCACTGGTAAGAAAGTTACAACTAAAGTAACCGCTAGGACAAAGAAAGAACTCAAGACCAAAGCCCAACAAGCGCAATTTGATTTTAAAGCTAATGGCTCAACACGTTACAAAGAAGTAACGATAGAAACATACGAGGAATTGGCTTCCTCATGGTGGGATAACTATAAGAATACAGTTAAAGCTAACACAAGAAAGACACAAAAAGGGCTCTTAAACACCCATGTTTTACCGTTGTTTGGTGGATTTAAATTAGATAAGCTGACAACCCCACTCATTCAGTCTATTATGAATAAGCTGGCAAACAGTACAAATACTGGTGAAGTTGGCGCTTATCTTCATTACGGCAAAATTCACACCCTTAATAAACGTATATTACAGTATGGAGTGGTTTTACAAGTTATTCCCACTAACCCAGCCAATAATGTTGTTTTACCTCGAAACACTCAAAAGGATAAGAAAGCCAAAGTTAAGCATTTCAATAATGATGAGCTTAAACAATTCCTTACCTACCTTGATAGTTTAGACAACTCTAAATATAAAAATTATTATGATATCACGCTATATAAGTTCTTACTTGCCACTGGTTGCCGTATTAACGAGGCTTTAGCTCTCTCATGGTCTGATATTGACCTTGATAATTCGGTTGTCCATATCACAAAGACTTTAAACTGTGAAATGGAGTTAAACAGTCCAAAATCAAAAGCAGGTTACCGAGATATCGACATAGATCAGCAAACCACAACCACGCTGAAAAGATACCAACGCAAGCAAACTCAAGAGGCTTGGAAACTAGGTAGGACTGAAACAATGGTATTTTCTGATTTCATCAAAGCCTATCCAAGTTATAAAGCAGTATCGGGACGACTTAAGTCACATTTTAAAAAAGCAGGGGTAAATAATATAGGTTTCCACGGCTTTCGACACACTCATGCTAGCTTGCTCCTTAATTCTGGTATTCCTTATAAGGAGTTGCAACACCGTCTAGGACATTCTACTCTTTCAATGACTATGGACACATACAGTCACTTATCAAAAGAGAACGCTAAAAAAGCGACGTCATTTTATGAGCAAGCACTAAAATCTATCTAAAAGTAAGCAAAAAGGTAAGCAAATTAAAATTAGAATATGAATTAGCAGTTACAAACCCTTTATTTTCAAGGGGTTTACTTATTCTAATCAATAACAGTGGTATTCCTCTGCAGAATCCCTAAACCTTTTCGATAGGTTTTATTAGAGTGATAGCAAAGCGATTTTGTGAGCTATTTTAGTAATTCATACCCCATAAGTTGCCGTTTGCTTACCTCGAAAGTTAGCAAAAAGGAAAGCAAAAAAATACCCGTTAGGGTATCAATCAATTTACGAGTTTAGCAGGCAAGGAACTAGCACCAGCAAGGTGCTTTTTTTTTATTCGTCCTCGCTTAGTTCCTTTATTATATCCGATACCTTTTCTAAGCTCAATATTTCGTGTGGCTCAACTCGTTCACCGTCTAAAACGTAGTCATGGATCTTACCATTCTTTCGGACAATCTGGACAGTATCACCTTTAATAAAACCGTTGTCCATTGCCTCTTTAAATTCATCATAGGTTAGCATTGTATTATCTCCTTTTCTTTACTATTCGTAATTGATACAGAAAAATACGTATCTTTTTTTGTAATTCTATTATAGCGAAAAATGTTAGCAAACATTAGCATAAATTGGTATAGACACCCTATAAAAAACTGGAAAAAATTGCGCGTGATGTAAGACAACACCTTGTCGTGGCTCTCCAGACGGCAATATAGGGGGCGGGGGTGCATTAAAAAATAGCCCGAATGTTATCGGACTATTCTTTGTCTAGGGCGTGCTATGGACGTTATAGAGGGGTTTTATATCAACATTTCTCAACATTCTTATACCACGCGCCACTATATATTTTTATATTCTAGTATTTTCTAGTATCTATGGCATTTTATTCCGACATTTTCCAATAATATAGTGGTGTTTTATACCAACATTTTCCAACAATTAAGGCATTTTATATCAAGTTTTTTCAACTTTTTTTATACCACGCGCTATATTAGGGCAACCCAACTATTCAAGCAAATCAACAAGTTCACCGTTTCGATAGTTTTCAGCAAAAGCTAAACAAGCAAGGTTAACTAGCTCTTGGAATCTTGTTTTAGCGTAGCCTAACTCTTGACCAATAGCCCAGTTTGGTGCTGGTGGAGATTGTAAGAAACGGCGATAGATAATAACCCTATATCGTTCATCAATGATATTTCTGTGTGCTTCCTCAATAGCTTCCAGCTCATTCATGGCGTCCATTCGTCTTAGGGCTAGCGTTTCAACAATGTTACTGCGGTTATTGTTCTTAGAACGTGGCTCAAAGGTGTAATTAGCAGTTATACGTTGCTCAGCACTATCACGCGCAATCTCTCGCCAACGTGGGTATTCACGCAACTTCTTTTTAGCGTTCTTGATTGTCTCTTTCTCGTTGATTTCCATTAGTTCCATGATTTATCCTCTTTTTATACTAGTCAAAAGCGCTCAGATAACCCAAGCGCCTCATTTCTGTTCAATCTTCGGCTAGTATCCCACTGACTGCCATATCTCGGATAAACTGGCTTTCTATCTCTGCTGGTAGCTCTAACAAATCTAGTAACTCACCTAGTGCCTGTTTGTCTGTGCTGGCAATCATTTTCTTTAAGGTGTTTTCGTATTGCTGTTCTAGATAGTCGCAAAATGCCACTCTTTGGGCTTGTGTCGGTGTTGCACTCAAAGCCATATAACAAGCTTCAGTTATCTGTGAGAATAGTTTAGCACGCGCTTCTGGGTGCTTATACAGTTCATAAATGTTCAGACTGGTATCCTCTGCTCGTAACTTTTTAGCTATTTCCATTAGTTTAGGAATATCGCTAGGCTCAATAGGTGTATCATCAGCCATATAATTTAAGCGGTGCTGTTCAAGTTCCAGTCTGTCTTTTTCCGCTTGTTCTAGGTAGTGGTTTTCAGTCATTTTTAGTCTCTCTTTCTTGTTTTAAGATAAATTATGTAAACTTTTGCGATTTGTTCCCTTGTTGTTCCCTTTTGTTACATTGTTGGTAACATATACAAGACCAATAGTAGCAAGGGATTGAGGGGTGTTGTTCCCTTGTTACCTTCTTTTTTCTATTCTCTTATATATATAACTATCATCATATATCTATCTATATTATAAACCTTATAAAGAAGGTAACAAAGTAACAGAATAGGTCTAACCCCTTATGCATCAAGGGTTTAAGGGTGTTACATTGTTGTGAAAACTATGTAACAACAAGGGAACAAGGTAACATTATTCCTCTTTTACGATTGAGTGTTGTGCTTTATTTAGTTTTTTTGCATCAAATCCATTAGGGTCTAA